TTCTTAAGTTCCTTCTCCACTTTTTCTCGCCGCTCGAACACGCGGCGGTTTTCTTCGTCAAACGCGTCGTACTCGCGCTGTGTGATATAGTCGTACAGGTAACCGTCAACACCGCCTTCCAGTTTGCGGAAGAAGCGACGGGTATTATGTAAACCGAACCATATGTCCCGCAAGCCGGAACGTTTATCTTCCTTGTGCCGCGTCTCGGCGATGCCCTCCATGCGGCTGCCGGCGGCGTTCTTCGGCATATGGGCTTTCAGCGTCTGAAGTATTTTTTCCTGCCCTTCCTGCCATAACTGCGTCCTCGCGTCTCGCCTTGCCGCTTCACGTTCGCGCCCTTCCTTGCGCAGTTTGTTTACAACGCCCGCCAGCGTCTGCAAATCGGAATCTTTTAAATTCTCAACTCTGAACCTGCGGTTGCCGTTCTTGTCCCTTGTTATCATTCCTTCCAGCTTGTACAGCACGTCTGCCGGAATGCGGTCTTTCATTTCCTCTCTTGCCGCCGCCCATTCCGCCTCGCTGAATTGGCGCGGCTCCGCCAGAATGTCTATACCCAGTTCCTCGAATATCCCCTGATGATCCAGCAGGTGTTTGTACAATACGCGCCTCTGCCTTGCGTCAATTTCTCCGTAGGCGCGTACCTCGCGCCCCGCCAAATCCTTAAAAACGATCCGCTCAATCTGATGATATGCCGCGTCCGGCAGTTTCTTTTTCAATGTTTCGCGGTACTCCGCGCTTGTGGCGAAATCGTTGTAAAGCTGGCGTATGTCCTTCGCGCCGCGCCCGATAAAACGCGCTACCGCCTGGTAGCTGTCAAAGTGCGCCTGTACCCATTCAATGAGTTTCGCCTCGTTAACGCTCACCGTCTTTAAATCGGGCTTGCGAAGTATCTGGCGCAAATTCCTTTTCTTGATTTCCTGTATCTCCGCTATCGCCTTCAGTTCCGCGTGTATGCGCTCTTTCTCCTTCAATTGCCGCCGCAGTTCCACAAACGCCGCGCGCTGGGTAGGCGTCAAATCTTCCCGCATGAAGCGTTCCATCTCGGCAATCGTATTCCGCACTTCCTGATGTTTCTCCGCAAGTTTCTTTGTCTGTTTGTGGCTCTTTTTCAGCCCTTCATCGCTCGTGTCCGCCGCTCCCTGTTCAAGCAGCATCTGTTCCTTGCGCGCGTTCATCTCTGCAAGGTCAAGCATACGCCGGTATTCCTTAAAACCTTCCTTCCTCTCCGCTATCAACGCCCTGGCTTTTGCCATATCTTCTTTAAGCTGCTTTTTGTAATCGTTCAAGTCCGGATCGTCTAACAACAGCGTTTTGTCGTCTATTTTTTTCTTCACGCGGTCGGAACTAAGCCGCCGCCCAATGCGTTCTAATTCTTCCGGGCTTTGATTTTCAAGGTATTCTTCATCTACCAGACCCTCGGTATCCAGCCTCTTGATGCGCTTTACGTCGGTCTCGCCAGGCAGCCATGTATCGTCGCCTGTCAGCATCGCCCATGCTTCCATGTACTGAAGCGGGCGGTTGCGGATCATCCCCTGCAAAATTTTCTTGGTGCGCGTATCAACTTTCCTGTTTACCGCAACTGCGGCAAACGCGGTTTTCCAATTCCAGTTTCCTTCAGGGTTAAAAGCGCGCCGTGCCCGGTAGAACAGCGTCTGGTTCCTCTGCGTCTCCGCTTCGTCCATACCCTGTTCCGGACCGGCACTAATGGTTTCGTACGCCAGTTTTATCAGATCGTCAAAGCCTTTGTCCTTGTAAATCATATCGACAAACGCCTTCGCCGTGCGCGGCTCTCCGGCAAGCTCCGCCCGCTGCGCCTCGATGTCTTCATCGGGGTATATCTCTTTCGCGCCGTCTACCAGCGTGTCAAAGAATTTCCGTACCGCCGCGTTCTCTTTTCCTAGTTTTGTTCCGCCGCTTGATTTTTTTGGCTCGTTCCCGTTTGACAATTCCTGATGCTGTATGTCCGTTGGAGCGTTTTTAAATTCCCCCGATTCCGCCGCGGTTTCCGCCGTCCGTTTCAGCCACAGCATCTCCGAATGGCTGAACATCTTCGCTGTGTCCGCGTATGTTTCCGCGTCAATTCGGGCGACCCCTGCCATCTCCAGCAGTATCACCGCACCCTGCCAATCCCCCCGCCGTGCCTGTACAGCCGCTTCCAGCGCGTGCCACGGCATGGCTCCGTAAGCGGACAAGGCTTCCGCCGCCTTCTCCGCAGATACGCCAACTATGGCGTTAGTCGCGTTTTCTGCATCCCCTTCTTTCGCGGCTCTGGCAAGCGCGTCAAAATACCCAAGCGCCCGCGCCTTCTTGTACACCTCGTCGGGCATAGCAAAGTATTCGGCGTAATGTTCCGCCATCTCCGCGCCGCTGTTAAACCGCGCGGCTTCCTTCACCACTTCGGGGTAATTGTTTATAAACTCGCTAAGCCCCGCGTCGCGGAAAGACTCGCTGTAAAACGTCTGCGTAATATTTATATCGTTGTCATCAAAAATAACGTAGTTATGCGAACCTTCGCCTGCGGCGCGGCTGTTGCCGTCCAGATAACGAATGCCCTTGATGCCAATGGAGTTAAGAAATTGAGATACAGTCCTGGCTGCGCTTCTTTCCCCTTCAGCCGTTTCGTAGGAATGTTCATCAGCGGCAAGGCTTTCCAAGGCGGTATACAAGCTGCTGCCTTTAGAATTTTTACCGTCAGCCAAAAACTGAAAAAGCCATTTCGCCATTGGCACATGCGTTTCATCTATCGGTATTTGCGGCATTGTGTGTTCCCCGTCCAATACGCTTTCCGAAGCACGCCACAGTGCATCCCTTACCTTTACAGGCTGTTCATTAAACGGTTTATCCCAATCCAGCATTTCATCATCGCCGGGAATGTCTACTTCGTACAGTTGTCCTTCGTCAACAGTTACGTCATTTAGTATTGCAAGGGATTCGTCTTTTTCCTGTTCTTTAAGAATTCCCGCAGCAGTTCTGCGTTCTATCTGTTCTTTGACATAATCCTTGTCGCCATAAAACCGTAACCATTCAAAAACATTATAAATCTTGCTTCTAACATCAACGGCTTCACCTGTCTCGGTATTTTTATAATTTCTGTCATTGCCTTCAATGCTCTCGACATATTGCTCACCTTTATAAATAAAAGCGGTTCTCTTTAATTTTTTTCGATACCACTCCGCAACCTCTTTCTTGCCCGCTAAATAATGCCCATAACCAAATGATTGGTTTCCTTCGCCTTCGCCCATGTGCGAACTGTCAAAACGGTCAAATCTGTACGGGCTGCCGTGAAACGCATCCTGGAAATAAATATTGTCCGTCTCCGCGCCGAATGTTCCGGCGTTTCCTGTGGCGGATTTTATTTGATTTGGCTCAAATGTTACATATTCGTTACCTTTCGATTGTCCCAGAGGATCGTAAGGTCTGATTATTCCGTCATACCCCAGTGCTTTAATAAAGGGATTGAGTATATCAATGTCGCGGTAGTCTATTTGCCGCCATTCAAATGTATTCGTGTCATGTAGGCTCTTTAGCAATATGTCTTTCAACTCGTCAAGCTCTGTGTCTTCGGACACTTCCGGCAAAAAATCATTGTAGAAGTCCCGGACAGCGCTCCCTTCCTCGTTTCTGAACGCCAGATAGTTTTCTCGTAACGTTTGGAATTGTTCATTATGTTCAAGTTCAGACCAGTCCTGTTCGTATATTTCCTCAAGCATTTCGTTTATGCGTTCTCGGACTTCATTAAAAGTTTTTTTATCCAGGACAAGCGGGTTTTTCATATCTAGAAATAGGTCGTACAATCCGCCGGAAACATATTTTTCGGCAATATCCTTATCAGAGGCATGGTATACCCCTTGCCGGTTGGTAAATGTTTCCCTTCCCGCCATGTCTCCCCTGAACACCGGTAGCGGCTCGCCGTTCTCGTCTACGATTTTTGATACAGAATCAGGCTTGACAGAATTAAAAAATTCCGCTAGTCTTGAATCATAAGGCAGGGAATTGGCTTCACCACCCGGGTTGTGCCCGGAAGTGTACGAGCGTTCACCTGCCTTTTTTTTGTATAAATAAACCTGCGATACAAACGCCGAATGTAATTCCCCTTTTTTTGCCTTATGATTGATTAGTTCCTGTACGGTAAATCTGATGTAATGGTCTCCGTCCGCAAGTGAAATTTTATTTATAAAATGATGATAACCGGCAAGATTGGAATGCTTTTTGTGGACGGACCCGTCCGGGCGTGTCTCGGCGCTGGCATAATTACTGCTGTAGCCGTATATCGAATTTTTAAAAATTTCCGTCAGGTGAGGCGCAAGCGATACAATTTCTTTGCCTCCATGCCTTATTAAATTTCCTACAGTATTGACAGGGAATGAAACTTCTAAAAACTCTTTGTGTATCGGCTTTGACTTTTCAAATATTTTTTCCGCCTGTTTTTTCGTGATGTCAGGCATAGGCTCGTATTTTTTCGGTTCAATCGTCTGTATCGCTTCTATCCGCGCCGCCAGTTCCCAATCCCCGAACCACTTCTTGAAACCTTCCGTCCGCACCGCGTACCAGGCTTGCTGTCCCAGCTCTTTGCCAAGCGCGTCGATAAGGCGCGAAGCCTTGCCGTTAGGCGCTTTAAACTCCGCCGAAGTTCCCGCGTGCCGCTTGCGCAGTTCCCGAATCTCCGCGATAACCTTCGCGCGTTCCGCCGCGTCCGGTATGCGCCTGGCGCGTTTAATCAGTTCCGCCGTTGGACGGTGTCCGCGGTCCCGTTCGTCCAGAAGCGCGTCTCCGTGCTCCCGCCCCGCCTTCCGCACAACCGCCTTAGCGCGGTCATTAACCGTGAGGCTTTTGTTTTTTATTATCCGGTCAAAATTGTCCGAATAAATCTCATATTCTTCCGCGGACTCCTCCGCGTTTGCCTCCTGACGCGCTCCCGCGGCTTCCTGCGTGCCTTCCGGACTCATTGCCGTAGTCGTTCTCGTCGCGGACGCTTCCTGCCCTTCCTGCGCCGTTCTTGCGCCTTCCGCCTGTTCGCCGAATAAACTGTCAAACAGCGCGCGTACTTCCGGCGTAAGGTATTCGCCCTTCTGCGCCGCGTCCGCAAGGTCTTTCAGGAATTCCTTAATCCGCTCGTACAGGTCTTTCAACGCGGAATTGCGTACCGATTTCGGACCTTCTTTCAGATACGCTTCCGCGCCGTAAGCAAGCGTCTCCATCGCCTGCCGCGTCATCCGCTCGCGCCCTTCGGCGTCCGCTCGTGCGTATTCCTCCTGGCTGAAACCGGCAGCTTCTATCATCTGCCGGTACAGCGCCGGGTCAAGCGCCTTCGCAAGCTGCGTAAAGGCGTGAACCCCTTCGTGTATGAACGTGGACACGTCCGCGTTCCGTGCCGCGTATATCGCCTTGGTTACGCCGTCCGCTCCCGGAGTGATAAAGCCGTGAATATTTTGCCCGGCTTCCTCCCGTTGCGCGTCCGTCAGATTTTCCTGTATCCGCTGTACCGCCTCCGCGTCAGCTGCAACCCCTTCGTTTTTGGCAACCCAGCGGGCAATCTCCGCGTCGCTCAATTCCTGCGTCAGCAGACTGTCCGGTTTGCCGCCGGTCATACGGTTCATAAAAGCGTCGAACCCCATGCCCAGCTTGCGGCCTAGATGGTCATAAAAATCAACAACCGTCCGCGCCGCCGCGTCACCCTCAAGCCGTGTGTCCAGCGATTTCAGTTGTTCCGCGAAGTTCCGCTTCGCCGTAGTGTCGGCCTGCGTGTCCGGCGTACTGTAGTAAGCCCGGTTAAAGTTAAATCCGCGCGCCGCGTTTTGTGTATTTTGCTCCGTATCCCAGCCGTAACGCAGCGACCGCCCTTCGCCGTTCGGCGCGTACTGCTGCCCCTCGTATTCAAACGGTTTTCCAATATCGTTTGCGACGTTCTGCAGAATCTCGTCCCGCAGCCCTTCGTACTTTTCGCCTATCCTCAATTCGGTAATAACAGGAACGTCGCCCCGCAGTTCGCCCCTGCCTATCGCGTAACTGTTCTGTTCGCCGCCGTGCGGGTTCCCCGCCGCGAATTCAAAAGTAATCAGCCCTCCGGACTCCGTGTGCCTGCTGTGCTCCATGTACAGTCTTTCATCGTCATCGCGGTATATGTCCCCGCTCTTGTCCAGCGCGCCGTACAGCCGCCGGTTCCGCAGTTCCTCGGCGGCACGGGATTCTTCGCGTTCGCGACTCGGACGCATATTTTCCCATACACGGTCCTGCGCAGCCGTACGATTTTCCGGCTCCGGTATGTTCTTGAAAACAGACAACTCTGCGGTATCTCTGCGAAACTGTTCCCTACTCCCACTTGTTACGGCGGCCTTCCGCGCTCTTGTTATATCAACAGCCGAAATTCCGGTTTGCATCATCGCGCCTGGAAGTCCCAAAGCAATGGCAGCAGTTCCACCTTCAATCCCGGCTTCCAACATCCGGCCAAGATTTTCCTTCCAGTTTGGACGTTCCAGTTTCTCCCTCAATTCCTGAAGTGTCCGTATTGTTTCTATGTCTTCTTCAGAAAGCTCGCTGTTCGGTCTCCCGTTCCTTATCTCCGCTATTTGTGCGTCCCAACGCTCCCCCTGTAATGTTCTGGCTATACTCTCAAATAATATTGAATCGCCTTCCTGCAAAAACTCTTCTCCAAACTCCTGCGGGATATTAAGCGCCCATGTTGTCAAAGCGGTGGCAAGATTATACAGAAATCCGTTTTGCTGTAAATTTTTAAACACACTGGAAGTCAATCTTCCAACCAGCGTTCCCGATAACTTTTTGCCTGCAATGCTGTTAACCAGCCCGCCGGCGCCCAGTCCCAGCAGCGTCTCCAGCATTTGTTCAATACCTGCGGAAATTACGCCATGCGTTTCCGATAACGGAGCGGCAATATCCGGATCGATACCTGCCCTGCGAAGCGCGTAATATTCCTGTCCCGCTTCTATTTTCCTTCCCGCGTCCCATGCAAACAACGGACCAAAATTTACAAGTCCAAGTCCGGCAACCCTGCCCATTAAGTTATGTGCCATTACATAAGCCGAATACCCCAGCGTCTGCGCGCCGGCGCCTAATAGTCTTTTTGCACTATCCCTTACCGTCCGCAATTCGTTCGGAATGGCGTCTTCAAGCGAAGCGTTCCTGGTTTCGATACGTTCTATTTCCGCCAGCAGCCTTTGCGCGTGTTCACGGTCGCCGCCCGTTTCGGCTTCCATGAATTCATACATCAAGTTTCCCAGACGCGGAGTACTCCTTCCTATTTCCAGCCGGTTTATTACCGACCTGAATAAGGTTTGGGGGATTCTCGCGCTGGGATCGATACCCTCGATTGCGATATATGCAGGCAGGTTTTCCCTTACATGTGTCAGCGGCAGACCGTATCTATCCGCGATGTTTATCGAAGTTGCCAGCCTGAAAAATTCATCTTCGTCAATTGTCCCCGCTTCAATACCGTTCATCAGAAAGTTATAGGATTCAGGACTGATATTCATGTTTAGGGAGTTATATATCTGCGCCGCCGTTTCCCGCTGCTGGGCAAGACGCTCTCCGGCTTTTTCGAACAAGCTGGCATTGCGATCAGGATCGGGCCGTGGCGGAGAATACTTACGAGTACTTTCTAATTGTCCAAGAAAATCGCTCATTTACCTGTCCTTGATGCGCCGCCAAGCCCCGCTGTCATGAAATCAAGAATATCAAATCCGGCTTCTTTGTGCGCGTGATCGTACTCCGCCATCTGCAAGTCGAACATATTCTTCGCGTACGTATCGCTCAAGATTTTCGCCTCGTGCCGGTACCCGCCGTATGTCCACGAATCCTCATCCGCGCCGAACGCTTCCGCCAGCCTGTTTCTGGCTGTACCGAGCCGGTCCAGCACCTCGCCCCGCTCTGCAAATCGAAGTTGTACGCGCTCTGGGCCGCCTTTTTTTTGCCTGTTTATCTCCGCTCCCGGCTTTAACGGCTCGTTAAGTTTATAATTTCCCTTTTGGGCAGAAAGCTCCTCTCGCAATTTGGCATTTGCAAACATTTCTTCAGCCAATTTCTCCTTTAGAGAAACCAGTTCCGCCTCAAGCTTTCCCTGTTCTTCCCGGAATTCGTTTATAGCTTGCAATGCTTGTAAAGGGTTGTTGAGAATAAGAAAAAACAGGCGGATTTTCCCTGCTGAACCATTTTTGATGTAAAACACATCTTTCATAATTTAACCTCCGTAAAATAAAACCCCTCCGGGATATGGTATAATCCAGGGTAGTCAGCCGCGCCCTTACGGGCCGGAATATCTCACACCCCGGGAGGGTAAAATTATGTTCGAACAAAAACCTGTCACGCTTGATACAGTCCTTTATGCACAGGCGCTCCAAATTGCCTTAACGCTTGATGGCAAGCCGTTTAATTACAATGCCATGAATCTTAATTTAGGCTTGGTTGCAGAACACTTGAATGCACATAGAACCTTGGCCAATATCATCTTTGACTATCTTCACGATCGCAATCAGAGCTAGATACTTTTGATGCGAAAAAGCTTATATGAAAAACGGGAATTTCGAACTTTGCCCCAGATCCGTCGCTGTGGAGTTTGTTCACAAAGCCCGCATCGTATCCTAGAGCCGCAAGGTCTTTCTGGGCCTGCTCCATAATAGCCACAGCCTTTTCATGTTCAGGCGCCGGAAATGAAATCTTATTCATACTCGTTCCTCCACACGGATTCTTCCGTGTTGTAATGTTTGGAGTGGCTCGTATACTGTCTGGGAAGCTTGTGATTTATTTTCTGTTTGTCAACGCTTTCCCGGCGCATATAGACACTCCTGTCCGCAAATACAACGTACAGCGGAAATTTGGATTAGTATCTATCAGCGCCGGTTTTCCGGTAGCCAATATTTATTACTTGAGTAATTTATAGCATGGAAGGATTAGGTTTGTCAAGGGGAATTTGGGGAATTTTATACGGGACAAATACTTATTATATCGTCCAAAATTTGCATATCGCTTTTTGAGACAAATTGTTTACATTCCTCCATGTAAAAATTGTTTTTATCCTCCATGGCGATATAGGTAAATAAATTGGCTGTTTGTTCGGAATCCGCCGCGTTTTCAAGCAGCTCCTTATTCACTATGTGCCCTATTTCATGGGCTATAAGCATACGGACAGTTTTTTCGTCATAACAGGAGTTGTAATAAATTATCGCTCCCGAAGGGTGGTATCTGGTTGTCGCCTTTCTTTTTAACCTGGCCGGCTCGCGTATAATTGAATAAAGCCTGAACGTCTTGCTGGCCAGTAAACCCCTCATATGCTGTATTCGGTTAATTTGAATTTCTTCAATATTTTCCGCAACCCTGAGGAATTCTATCATTCTTTTTTCATTGACCATATTCTCAACAGTAGTAACCAGGTGGGACAGATAGTTGGTTTTTATTATTGGCTTAATCTTTTCCTTAAAGAGAGAGTCATACTCCTTTATTATTTCCGGCTTAACACCCCATACGTCGGTGATTTTTGCCGAAATTTCATTGTCCATTTAGATAAGCATTCTCCATTTCCCGTTAAGAAATATCTCCATTTCGTCATTATAATCGTCGTCAACAGATAAAATCTCGTTAGTATTGGAAGTATCAAGAACATTCATACATTTTCGGAGCAGTTGAATTCGGGTAGATTTATCATCAATGCTGTTTTTTGAAAATATGTTTTCTACCTGTTCTTTCTTAACGGAGATAAACAAGTCTTCGACAATATTGTTAACCTTTTCAGAAACCTCAACCATATTCACCATAGTTTTTGCCTCTCCTTTCGGCTATTATTCACGGTTTACCGCATAAAAACGGCCATTTTTCCCAAAAAACAACCTCCGGATTAACCGCCCTGACGGCGGGCACGCTTTCGGGGCCTTCACCTCAAGCGCCATTTATTCTAATTTATCGCTTTTGTCGCTTTTTGTCAAATGTGAAATTGCTGTGGTTAAGACCTTAAAACGGCGGGTTTTCATTTGACAAAAAGCGGCAAAAGCGATAAATAAGGATATATGAAAATCAAAAAAGCTTTTATAGTTGCTGTTTTACTCTTTTTTGTCGTTGCCGCAGTTTTTGCCGCCTCCGCCGATACGGTTGTGTATATAACCAGAACCGGCGCAAAGTATCATACTGGCAGTTGTTCATCTTTGCGGCAGTCAAAAATAGAAACGACCCTTGGTTCTGCGGTTAGCCGTGGATATGGCCCATGCTCAAGGTGCAGGCCGCCTGTGCTGGATGAGTGACAATAGAGGCGGGGTTTGTCAAGCGGGGCTATTTAAAGATAATGTTTTTGCATGTGATTCATAATATATTCCTAGACTTATAGGATAATATTCCATCTGTAATGTAATCCAAGGATATTCTTCTTTGTTTTTAGCTTTTTCAATATTCTCATTATTTATCTTTTCAATGTCATTAAATTTTTGTTGAATAAATTCGTAAGCAAATTTATTTTGTGATAAGTCATTAAAAAACATATGTATATTTCTGATTGTCGTTCCAACAATATTGAATTCTATACATATTGATTTTACAAAATATTCTTTATTTAACAAATTTATAAAACCTCTTTTCTTTACATTTTCTTTCATTATATTTCTATGAAATTGTTCTTTTTCATAATCTATTGAATCATAAAAAATTACTTTTTTTCCATTTTCATTGATTGACTCTTCTCTTTTGAGGTTCATATAACTAATCTGAGAATAAAATTCATCTCGGTTATATACATACTTTGATATATAATTTACAGTTTGTTCAATTCTTTTATTATTTCTGTCTTTTGATTTATTCTCTATAAAACTAAACAAAAAAAACGCAAAAAGCAAAATCCCAATAGTAATAATATATCCCATATCTTATCCTGTATAGTTATAATCTATGTAAAATAAATACTATTGAATTACTTCCGCCACTTTTATGAATAAACAATAGATTATCAGTTGATAAAAAATAATATTGTATTAATATTAAAATATCATTCATATTAACAATAATTGTATTTTCATTAATAATCCTAATTTGATTTGCACGGTATATTATACCAGAAAAAGTTATTTCATTATTATTGAATTTTACTAATTCCGAGTCTGAAAACCCCCAACTTCCATTTAATGAGCTATCAAATCCAAAAACACTCCAAAAACACAACATAAACAAAAAAGTTAAACATAATAGCTTCTTCATAATACTTTACTTCCTTATATTAAGAGTTATTTAAAATATATATTAATGCTCTGGAATTGTCAATAATTACTCACCTAAGTACCCCCGGTAACGCACGGTTATTTGATAAATAATAATTCCTGGCAAATTGCAGGTATCTTTCTACCCCATAGTTATTAATAAACTCATGACGTTGCATCACATCATCCGGTCTTCCCGTGTATTCAGGCGGCATTGGAAGTTCTATCGCATTGGCAAGGGTATTTGCTTCACGATTTCCGCTTTCTGTACGGGCGTTGCGCTCTCCCTGGTACTCATTGAATTCCCGACCGGCGTTTCTGTCTTCGTCCCTGCTGTCAAGAACCCTTCTGTTGCCCCATTCGCCGTTCCGCCCGTTGCGGCTCTCAAGAACCAGCCGCTTATTTCTCCCTTCGCCTTCAACAACCAGCCGGTACCAATTCCCCCCTCCGTCCAGCTGGAATTCCGGCGCCGCTTCTCTTTCATACCTCGCCGCGTCTTCCCGATTGTGGGCAACAAGCCTGGAAGGATCGTCAATCCCGATTGCCCTGGCAATCCTTTGGCCCAATACGTTCCAAGCATTTCGCACCTGTCTTCTTGTTCTGTCCGGATCATCTACAGGACCCGGCATTGTTACCAGCCGCCCAAGATTGTCGGTATGCATGATTTCATTATTTTCAAGCGCTTCGACTACATTGATTAGCGCGTTGTCGCCTGTTCTATTGGTTTCATTCAAGGCCCTTATCGTTTCCCCGGTGATTACTCCCAGCCTTCTGGTAACATTGTCCAAGAAAACCTGACCTGACCGTTGAGGATCGCGGTTGTCATAACTGTAAATTTCGTCGTACAATCCAGACATTAATTCGCCCATCGCATGTGCTGTCACTCCGGCATACCTCCTGCCCATAAACATAGCGTTATCGGGATTGGAACCGTTCAGACTATTAGCATAGTTTTTTACCATATTTATAGCAGATAACGCCTCGGGACTTTCGTGAACCGCGTCTTTTGCGTAGTCAAAGAATTGTTCAAAAATATGGGCATGTTCAGCTTCAAATCTTCCTTGTGTACCTCCGTATAAACCGCTCTCATATGCCCAGTCGTAAAGCATACCTTTAATTTCCTGATGTAATTCCATGATACTGCCGATTCTTCCGCCGCGCCCGGCCTGTACTTCGGTTAGTAATTCCTTGAGTTTTCCTGCTACTGCGGCGTCCTTTATGCTTGATGCGCGACCGCCTGTACCTTCTTCCAATGTTTTAAGCAGGCGGTTGTATCTTTCATTGTATTCGGTTCTGTCGTTTTCCGACAAATAAGGGTTTCTGAAACCGCGCACCTGGGCGATTCCATTTAATATCATGTCCCTCGCTTCTGGTCTGCCCAGAGTAACCGCAAAAAGTGCGTCCCCGTAGGTTGCGGAGACCGCCGCGGCGTTTTCTTTTTGTTTACCTGTAATATACCCGTTCCATACCTGCCTGGCCCGTTCTCTGCCGGCTCTTAACAGTCCTTCGTTTCTGCGAAGTAATAGTTCCTGCTTTTCTTCATACCCCTCCGTGTCGTTTCTGATATCCTCTTCAAACTGGCGCAGCCAATCGGCTTCTTCTGTTGTGAGGCTGGGCTTTGCGCGTAATGTTTCGGCGTATTCCTTCTCGTCCTGGTTTCTGATTGGCGATATGGTAAAATCCCGAATGCTTGATAAATCTATACCCGCAAATATCTCCTCAAGATCATTGATGGTCTTTCCGCTTTCAAACGCTGAACATACTTGCCTGTTTATTTCCCCATTTATTGCGGAATCGTAAATATCGTTTTTATATTTCAAGCTTTCCGGATAGGGGATAACGTTATATTTTAACGCGGTTCTGATAAGCACGTGCGCTTCGTTGATGAATCCCTGTGGATTACCCTCGTTATTTCGGCGTGCCAGTTCCAAATTGTCGATAAAGGTCGCGCGCCCGTTTGCCTGCATCAATTCAATCTGCCGTCCCCGCACCCGCGCTTCCATGTCTACTTCATTCTGGGCGAGCAAATTTCCCATAGCCCGCCGGTACTCCGCGGTTGCCCTGATTCCCGTGGTTCTTTTTTCTGCGTTAGCCCTGCGCTCATTCCGGAACACTTCCCATTTGCGCATAAGATCATCGTCATCACCAGATTGCTGTAAAGTTTGCAGAAACAACTGTGATTCCCGTCTTTCCTGCAACATGTCGTATTGAAATTCGATTTCCGCTAATTCCCGGTTTCTTCGATCAGAATAGCTCAATGTTTGCTGTGTTAACCCAGCAACCGCGTTAAAAACGTCAGAAGGCGTTGCATTTCTCATATTCTACTCCTTTATCATTCCTTAAAATAAACACCCTCCGGGATATGGTATAATCCAGGTAGTCAGCCGCGCCCGTACGGGCCGGAAAATCCCATACCCCGGGAGGGTAAAATTATGACCTATGAACAATTGCCATGCTCCGAGAAACTTGCGTTGATTAATTTGGCCGCAACATTAGCAAATCTCAAGTTAAGAAGAGATTATAGGTTTCCTTGAGGAGAAAGCCGCATATCTCTTCAGCAAGTCAAATCTCTGGAAAAAGTCGTAAGGTTTCCCAATTCAGCAACTTCCTCGTTATCAAAAGCGGGGAAGTATTTAAAACCTCTTATTTCGACGACCCGTTTACAAAAATCCCTTTGGTTTCCAAAGGTTTCCGTATTCACGATTTTGTGTTCTGAAAATTCATATCCAGCCGCTTTCAACGCCTGAACAGCCTCATCCAGTTTTTTTAACGGTTCCAATTCCGTTCTCATACTCATACCTCCGCTTGTTTATTGACCCACACTTTCCCATGGGTATTTATTTTTATCTTTATTTTTATCCCAGGTTTTTTTATATTCTTCGATGCTGTTTCCCAGACCTAACCCCGATGACGCGCCGCCCAAGCCCGCCGTCATAAAAGTAAGTACATCGAACCCGGCCTCTTTGTACGCGTGATCGTACTCCGCCATTTGCAGGCCGAACATATTCTTCGCGTACGCATCGCTCAATGTTTTCGCCTCGTGCCGGTACCCGCCGTACGTCCACGAATCCTCCTCCCGCCCGATGTCGTCAAGCTGGTTCGCGTACTGCCCCGCTATGTTCCGCATGCCGAGCGAATTGCCGCGTTCCTGCAAATCCGTCTGCCGGGCAAACTGCGTATGTTGATAATCGATTTGCCTTTGCAGCGAGTCGCTCCCGCGTACCCCGCTCGCTCCCTGCGCCGCGAGCGCCATGCCGGCGCTGTCTTCCAGCGACATGCGCCCCGCGTGGGTCTGCAAAGCCTGTCCCTCAACCCCCAGATTAAACCCCTCCACATCCGCGCCGAACGCTTCCGCCAGCCGGCTTCTGGCTGTCCCAAGCCGGTCCAGCGCCTCGCCCCGCTGCAAATTGAAACTGGCGTCGTTGTATTCCTTCTGGTAGTTGTACGCGCTTTGTGCCGCCTTTTTTTGCCTGTTAATTTCATCTTGTTCCTTTTTGATCCCGAACAGGTACGACGCCTGTCCCGCGATTGCTCCGGCCAATGCCATCCACCACATATCAATTCACCTCCGCGTTAATTGCCAGTATCCGGCAACGGTTTGGTTTATCATGAATAAACTCAAAACTTACATCATTATCCCATACTCCGGGAAACGGAACTTTATAAACTCCCGTGAAGGGTTCTTTGTTTGTAATAACGTCAACCTTTTCGTTGGGCAGCGCCTTGAGTCTTGGCATATAGCTGTCCAGGAACCGGATTACAATATTTTTTATGTTATTCGGTTTCATTTTGTTATTCGCGAGGACAGGCATACTCCGCACGCGGCTTGTGTACGGGTACCCGATACAGCCGTCTGCTTTTACGAAACTGTCCAGAAAAACATCGCAGTCCTCGCGCAGGACTTCCAGATAAAAAGATTCCCCGCGCTTGACCGCCAGATAAAGATCGTCATTTCCGTCAAAGCCCGGAAGCACAGCCGTGCTGCATATGTTCCCTTCGGTAATAATTCTGCTCCACGCGAAAGTTCCCGTACTTCTTTCATAAAGCAGAGAAACGGCCGCGCCGTCCTCGCGCGTTATTACAAGTTTTGTATACGGCGATGAGATAAAATCAAATTCCCTGGCCGGACTTTCCCGCAGCATTTGAGGCGACAGCAGGGCCATATTATTAACACGGAAGTTATTATCTTCCTGTGGAATATAATATTCTATCAGGGATTTTTTCCCCGCGTGGAAAAAGCAGGTAGCGTCCCCGATAGCCGTGCCCTGTATCCTGTCGCTCCCGTAGCGGCTGTTCAGAGTCGCCTGCACGTTTGTCGCGTGCACTCCCGGCGGGATAATCCATTCAGCGGTCTCGGTGCCGACGATAAGCCCCTTGTTCACGGCAAGCCACTTTATAGCGTCGTTCATGTCGCTGGCTATCTCGAAGGTAAAGCCGCAATCAGGGGTAGGATAGGAGTCGGAAATTATTTCGCGCGTGTATATTGATATGTATGTGGCATTTGAATTAATGATTTTTGCCAGTATGCTTGCCATTATTTGGTCGGGGTAATTGTAAAACAGTTCTGTTCCGTAACCGGTATTAAGCTCATAATACATCGTAGAAAGCACGTTGTTGAATAGTTTGTTTACAGCTTCTGTCTTTTTATTATTATATTCATTGATCGTATCAGGTAAATATTCGGTAAATAAAGCAAAACCCGTAAAACTTGGAGGTTTAGGAGGGGGGTATGAAACGTTTCTATCTCTTTGTATAAAATTATTTATAGCGCCCATGATTTCATTTCTTAGAGATTCTGGATTGTTTTGAATTATCCGCGCCGCGTCAGCTTCTAAATATTTTAGCCATTCTTCAGGCTCATTTGTATCCCATTCTACATTATCCGGATTTCTATCAGAACCCAGCATGTAAATTTTAGTTTTGACTTGATAAAAAACCTTTATTGAACTAGCCTTTATATAACAAGATACTTCGCTATAATAAACATTATAATAATATGTTGATGTACCATGATCAGTAGTGCGTAAGTATCTAACACACCACTCTCTGGTATAAAATGTATATTTTACGCCATTACCGTTATTTATATTATCATTGGCATTATAAGCGTCTATTTTCGCCTGTAGTTCCGCTCTAATTCCCTCAATGTCCCAAATAATTCCAGGCGTTTTCATCGGGTTAGTTAGTTTTATCTTGTTTAGATTAATGTATTCAATTTTTGTACCAGGGGGATATAATTGAGATTCTATATAATATTGTTCCGGTGGTTTACCAAAGCTGTTAACAATAGACATTGGATCATAACTTATGAGACTTGTGTCGTCTGTCTCTATTTTACCGAACAAAGTACTATATTCCTTTTTTTCCGTAAGGAATATTTTATACGTTGAAAAATTATAATTTTCAGGCGGTTGTTTTATCGCGCTTACGAATATCCATTGCCTGTCGTTTTTTGTGCCGGCAAACACTAAGCGTCCCTGAAAAAAACTAACCGCGGAAGGGTAATTTCCCTCTGTCGTTAGGCGGCCCTTGGTTTTATATTGTTCATCGTCTTTTTCATACGCGGCTTTGTCTTGGCCTGTTATATTACCGCCGGAAACAATAATAGATACGTTAAACTTAATTAGCAAAGTATTTATTAATAAAAACCCGTTCTGCAATACAACCTCAAGCGGAGGACAATTCTCGTGAACAAGTATCATGGTATTAAAATTCTGTGCGTACTGGACATCACAAATCTCATCTGTTTTATAAAGCTTTAAATTTGTACCGTTATTATAAATCGTAGGTACCCCGGCAATCTGACCGTCTATCAGCTTGTATATCGATATCCTGTCCGGCGTCAGATACAGTAAAAAACCCTCGCTCCGGTTTACAACGAACGGAATAATTCTGCCCTTGCCTTCCAGACCCGTTAATCGTTCCATACCGCCGCGGCGCTTAATCCCGCCCGTGGGTATCACGTCGAAGTTCTCCAGTTTTGCCGCGCCGTTGAAGTACTGGGGGATATCGATTCTGCCGAATAAAGTCTCTGAAAGCTCGCCCGCCGCGAAATTAGTAATTAACATTTCGTTGTTCCTCCAGTCCCAGCTGCTGCGACCACCAGGGCGTTTCCTTAACCTTCGCGGCCCTGCTCGCGCGGCTCGCGTTCACCGCCTCCTGCCGGACCAGCATAGCCTCCTGAAGCAGTTGGATATGCAGCTGCGGCTGTTCGGACAGCTTCATCGCGAACTTGGCCGCGAGTTTTTTCTCGATGTACTCGTGAAACTTGTGTTCGTAATCAAGCGCGATATAGTCCGGATAATCGTCAACCGGCGCCGGATCCTCCGGAAACTGGTCCGCAATTTGCGCAGGTACTCCCGGGTAAAGCGTATAGTCCGGTTCCGTCCACGGCTGCCCCGCGGTAAAGTATTCATGCTCCGGATCATCGCCAGGCTTTCCGCAGGACGCCGCCGCGATGGGCCGCAGTATCTTTCCGTTGGACACATACAACAGCGCCGCCCGCGGCATGTCTGTCAGAATAAGCCGGTCCTCGACAATGAAGTATTCGTTGTTTTGCAGTTCAATGGGCCGCGCGCAGTCGAAGGGCATATCGTAAGCGAAGCGGTACTGCCGGTTCTTTACAACAGGCATGCCCGTGCGGACCAGCTTTGCGCGTTTCCTGCCGCCTACCCATTCGACTTCCGACAGCGCTTCAAGGAAAGTAGAAATGTAATACGCCTTGCACAATTCGAAGGATGAATTTTTAGCGGCGATATCCGCGTCCGTAAGCGGGTTTTGTCCCGTAGCAAACAAAGCGCGGTTTACAATGGCCAGGTTCATGTTCATGATAGTTTCCATGTAAAACCTGACCGCCCGCATCCGGACGGCCAGGTCAATCAGACTATTCGTCTTTTTTCACAAGCTCGAAGTGTGAAACTTCACTTTTCTCGGAGAGCACGATAGTGTCTCCCTCGCGGTAGAACTTGCCCTTGTAAGTACAGTTCACCGTACAGCGGTAGGTGAAACCCGCCGCTTTGCCCTCATTGGGGTTTTCTTTTTTGTTGTCTCCAAACATAGGCTATTTCCCCAAATAAGAGTTGATGATGGCTTCCACGGAACCCGTGAAAGATCCTGAAACAGCGACTTTGATGAACTTGTACCCGGTCTTGGGAACCGGCAGGCCGTAGCCTTCATTTATCATCGCCTCGGTAACGGAACCGCTCTGCACGACAGTATTGTAAGCGCCGCCCTCGCTGTCCGAACCTTTCACCGTAACGGTAAGCGGCCCTCCGGAAAAATTCCCTTCAGGCAGTTTCAGGTCTACCGTCATCCGCTCGATGGACGCTTCGCCCAGGTTGATTGTGTCGGGAAAATCCCCGGCGGCCGTCAGCTTTCCGAAGCTGTTAAGCTTGTCGTATAAAAATTGAATCATATTTCCATAGCCTCCCTTACGCCACTTGCCCTTCGGTTGAAAGGATTACATCCATGCGGCGGCAGCGCATGTCGCGCACATGGGTGATCTGTCTGCCCCAAGGGTCAGCCGCGGTGTAAACCACGTTGCCCTTGTCCCTTGCCGCTTTGTCCAGCTTGATAAGCATTTCGATGTTGCTGTACATGACGTACGTCGCGGCGCCCTGCGGCATCCTGTGGCGCGTGTCGATTATTAAATCAACAAGATCGTCCCCGCTGATAGTTTTCGGGATGTTGCAGATACGCTTCACCGCTTCCGGAGCGCGTACAGAGATGCCGTACTGGGCGGTATAGTAGTCGCTGTATACGGGATATTCTTTCCCATCCGCATCCTGTATATGCCGCAAGCCCAGGTCGTCGCGCTTCACGCCGACGCTGGTTGAGCCTTTGGGGTAAATCAAGTGGAACAAATCCGGACCAAGCGCGATAAGATAAATACTGGTAAGCTCGTTGCCGGTACCGCCCGCATTGATAACGTTCTTGTTCGTAAAGCTGTTATACCTTGCCATCAAGCCGTCAAATTCCTCCGGCTTGGTTCCGTCCCCGTAAATAAGCGTTTCCGCCTGGGTAAGGCCCATGCCCTTGATGATAGCGACGGCCTCGCTCATCCGCGCGGCTTTCATATTCCCGGAATGTTCCAGCATGGAAGCGTCCACATCGGAATATTCCGCAAGCATTGCTATGCGGTCATCTACACGTTTGGTTTGTGTAGCCGCCTTGCCGACGCCTTTGTTGTAAATCCTGTGTTCGCCCATCGGCTTGATACTCCGCTGGAGCGTTACGTTGATGACGCCGTTGTTTGCCTCGTGCGCCGGCACGTCCAACAGCATCTCATTGGTAAGACCCATGAGTTCGATAATGTGAAACGGATCAGGCGCGTTGGCGCGTTTTACGATTTCCAGCGCCGTCATCTGATCGTTCATGTTTAAAGTAGGCATTTAATATCTCCTAATCTTTGTAGTCGAACGAGCCGCCCTCAAAAACAGATTTTAAAGACGTGCCCGCCGCTTCGCCCCGGGATGATCCGCTTTCCGCGGTCATTTTCCCGTAAGCGATAAACGCCTTCACGATTTCAGGCTCTCCGTCCAGCCCTGCCCGCGCAAGCAGCTTGGCGACGTTCGGCCCCGCCGCCGTCAGTCCCCGCGACAGCAGTTCCATTTGTTCCTTGTACCGCGAGCCGTACTCTTTTTCGAGCGCGGCCGCCGTTTCGGTCTTCCGCCTGTTACTGTTATCCTTGTAGGCCTGCGCGTTTTTAAGCCCGATTTCCTGAAGGCTTTTGAGCATAGCCGACGCCTGCGCTTCCGTAAGGTTCGCGCCGAACGCGGCCTGCGCGAAGGTCAACCCGTCGCGCTCCTTGTCTTTTGCGAAACTGTAGCCGTCCGCCGCCTTGG